GCGCCGCGGATGCTCAGGTGTTTCTGTGCGGTTATGAAACCATTCGCGGCGATCGCTACGATCCCGCCGTCGGCGGCCGGGACTGGGACGTGGTCATCCTCGACGAGGCGCAGCGGATCAAGAACCCGCATGCGGAGATCTCGTCAGCGGTCAAGCAGCTTCGCCGCCGGCGCAGCTGGGCGCTGACCGGCACACCGCTGGAAAACCGCCTCGATGACCTGCTTTCGGTGCTCGATTTTGTTGCTCCTGGCCGGTTCGATCCGGGCAGCTACGCGCTCGGGCTGCGCCGGCTGCTGGGCGAGGTGCAGTTGCGCCGTCGGCGTTCCGAGGTCCTCAACGATCTGCCACCGAAGCTATCGGTGCCGGTTCTGATCGATCTGGCGCCCGCGCAGCGGTTGGCTTACGAGCGCGCAGAACGCGATGGCATCGTTCGCCTCGCTGCATTGGGGACCGAGCTGCGCATCAACCACGTGCTGGAACTGATCTTGCGGCTGAAGCAGATCTGTAATTTCTGCCCGGAAAGCGGCGCGTCGGCAAAACTCGCTGACCTTCGTGAGCGCCTCGCCGAAATTTCTGCCATTGGCGAACGGGCGCTGGTCTTCTCCCAGTTCCGCGCCCACCCCTTCGGCATCGAGCGGCTCGCCCGCGAGTTGGCCGACTACGATCCGTTGCTGCTTTCCGGCCAACTTTCCTTGGAGGCACGGGCCGACGTTGTCCGGGAATTCGAGCGGAATGAGAACCGACGTCTGATGCTGCTGTCGCTTCGGGCCGGTGGCGTTGGTTTGAACCTGACCGCTGCATCCTATGTTTTCCACTTCGATCGGTGGTGGAATCCGGCTGTGGAGGCGCAAGGGGAAGATCGAGCTTATCGTATCGGCCAGACTCGCACCGTCACGGTCTACGCGTACCTCTGTGCCAACACGGTAGAAGAGCGGATCGCCGCGATCCTGGCAGACAAGCGCCAACTCTTCGCGGACTTGGTGGAAGGCGTGTCGATACGCCAGATCCGCCGTTTCGACTTGCCGACGCTGCTCAAGGCTATAGGGGTCCCCGGCCGGTGACGTCCGGTCCCTTCTGCGGGAACAGCAGCGTGCCGACGAGCGATCCGGCGAGGAAGCCCGGTTGCGGCGCGCCGAACATCGCGCCGATGTTGGTGCCGGCGACGGCGAGCTGGGCCACGCTTCAGTCCTCGATGCCACGGAAACGGAAGCAGAACTTGACCTTCTGAGGCCCCTCGCCGCCATAGGGTTCCTCGACCACCTGGCGGCGCAGCGCATAGGCGTGGATCAGGTCGGTGTAGTCGGCCGAGATCTCTTTGTGCAACGGGTCCGGGGCGTGCGCGAGCAGGTTCCGGTGTTTGTGAACGGTGCAGCGCTGGGTCGGCAGCTCCGGCCACCACGCCGCCCAGCGTGCGATCGGCCAGCACCGCCGCCGACAGGCCGGCCAGCAGTGCATCGAGGTGCGTGGCGCGAGCGGCGGCATCAGCGCCGGCGGCGTAGATCTCCACCGGCACGCGGGCCTCGATCCAGTAGCTGAGCGGCGACAGCGTCTGCTCGATCACCACCGGCGCGGCGGTGCGGACGACGATCTGCCCGGCGGCGGCGATCTCGGTTGCCTCGCCGGGATCACGGATCACATTGGGCGCGCCAACGACGCCCATCGCCAGCTCGATGATCCGCCGGCAGGCCTGCTCAGCGACCCGCATCTCAAGTCCTCAGCCCTGCGCACAGTCGAGCCGCCACAGCAGCCGCTGCGGATCGGCAAACCGCGCACTCTCGACCCGGTAGACGATGACGCGCACGGTGAGCGTGTCCCCCTTGGCCGGCCGCAGCCGCGCGCCAACGCGATCGACGTCGGTGAGCCCATCGGTATCGGCGATATCGTCAATATCGCCAATCAGCGGCAGCGCGGTGACCAGCATCTCGAAGGCGCCGCCGCGGTGCACGTGGCTGGTGGGCAGGCCGGGGATCACCGGATCGCCCGCCACCGGCACGACAACAACGGCAATCGGCCCATGCGTCAGCGAGTGGTAGCTGGCCGCCTCGCCCAGCGCGGCATGCGCCGCCGCCAGCGCCGGGGACACCGCATCAGCAAACGACATCAGCCCTCACCACGGCTTGCCGAACCAGGCGGCGATCTCCCTGATGTGCAGGATGGTGAGCACGGCAATCGCCGCCAGCGCCACCTTCGCCGCTCCCCAGGCCGTGCCGGAGATCGCCGTCTCCATCATCCGGTGCAGGTCGCCGTCGCGGCGGCGCCGGTCCTGGAACGCCTCGACGCTCCCGGCACCGTCGATATCGACGTTGAGCAGCGCCTGCAGCACCTTGCGCGCCGACTGATGCGCCATCTGCTCCATCACCGCCACGCAGGGGCCCGGCGGTGGATCGGGGCACGGCTCGCCATCGGTGTAGGCTGTAGACGGACGGCCGTAGAGCCGGTCGTGGATCGGCGTCAGCCGCTGGCCGTCCCAGCTGTGGCTGGGGCCGTCGGTGGTCATGGCAATGTCCCCCTATAAGGTGGTGGTCGGGCGGGATTCGAGCGGCGGATGCCGGAACCGGCGCGGTGGTTAATTGCTGCTGTGGATCTTCACCGCCAGGCGCGGGCGTTTGTTCACAGGAAGGATCGAGGCCTCGGTCTTGATCTCGATGGCACTGCCGTCGGGGCGCGCCAGCTGGCGCGCGTACATCGGCAGGCCCAAGGTGTTCACCGTCTCGATCAGATTGGCGGGCGCGCCGTAGGTGACGAAGGTATCGAGCGTGCCGAGCGGAAAGGCGATGCCTTCGCCCGCCGCCACCAGGGTCTCCGTAGACCCCGTGGAGAGCGTCACCGTGGCGTTGTACTCCTCGAAGACGATGCCGGCGAAGGGGAAGCGCCTACGGGTGTCCTCACGCAGCGGCTGGGCGCCGGTCGAGGAGAAGTACTTGTACGCCTCCTCGACTTTTGCGTGGCCGATCAGCTTGTCGAAGAACTCCGGGCTGACGAGAGCGAGCACGCCGGTCATCGTCTCGCCCTTGAGCTCGACCTCGATCTTGCGCAGCACCTCACGGATCTTGGCCTGCACCTGCGTGCCGGCGGTGCCGAGGACGAAGTCGACCGACTGCTGGGCGAGACCGAACTCGGTGAAGTAGTTGTACAGCGTGGTGCCGGCACCGTCCTTGACGATGCCCTTGAGCGCGTTGACCTCCATGTATTCGCGGGTCTGCGCGTGCTTGACGCGCATTCGGGTGAGCTTGCGTTCCATCACTGTCGCCAGTGGATCGGCGGCATCGCTCATCCCGAAGCCGCGCACGCCCTGGATGTCCTGCGGCGTGATCGCATCATCGTGCGGGATCCAGGGGATGGTGAACGAGCGCATCGACCGGACATCGCGGTTGGCGACGGTGGCGGGGCCGCCGAGCGGCACCGAAGGCAGCAGGTTGAGCACGCCTTCCGCCTGCTCGATGACGACGCTGCGCTGGGTGACGCCCTCGAAGCGGAACAGGCCCATCTGTCCCAGCCGGGTGTAGACGTTGGGCAGGATGTTGAGGGCTTCCGTCATCTCGGCGAGCGAGTAGCCGCCGGCGTCGAACGGGTTTGAAATGGCAACCATGGTTCGGGGCATCCTTTGATCGGGAGGAAGATCAGACCGTTTCGCGGGCGACGAGGCCTGCCGCGGCAAGCTGGGTGTGCTTGGCGGCCTTCTTCGCCGCATCGTTGACGGTGGCATCGAAGCCGAGCGCCGCCTTGGCGACGATCACCGGGCCGCGAGCGGCGATCAGCCCCGTCTTGTCGGCAGCGGTCGCGTCCACTGCTTCGAGCAGCACGGCGATCGCGGTCTCGGCCCCCTCATCGCCGGTGACTGCTGCCGCGGGCGAGAGGCGGTACTTGCCCGATGCGGTGATCTTCCCCAGCACGGCGCCGAGCGGATAGCTGGTGCCGGCCTTGAGCGTCACCGCTTCGCGGCAGTAGCTGCCCTGCAGCTCGAACTTCAACAGGTCGCCCAGCGTCGGGTTCATGGTGAGAACGGGCATGGATCAGACCTCCATTAACGGCTGCCGGCGGCGCGTTCGCGAGCGCGCTTGACGATGGGACTGTCGCCGGTTTGTTGAGCGGGTTGCGGGCTGATGGCGACGACGTCGGCCGCTTCCGAGCGCACCGCCAGCGTCTCCAGAACTGTCTGGCGCAGCGCGTCGGGCTTGAGCCCCCGGCGCATGGCGTCGGCGGCGTCGATCTCGACGCCGAGACGCGCCGCCTGGGCGGCGACCGCGGCGATCCCGCAGAACTCGGCGCGGAGTTTGTCGGCGATGGCCTGCGCATCGGGGATGGGCGCTGCTGACGGGCGATCCGCCGCGGCGGTTTCGGGCAAATCCGAAGCTACTTCGGTTTTGCCGGCGGGCTCGATCGGCGGTTCGGCGCCGGTCTCGTCGATCACTGGATTGGTATTCATGGCGTGGGTCCTTGGCTGTCGTGGAGATTGGCGAGCAATGGTGCCGTTCGAGGGCGGGCCGGCGCGGATGCGCGAGGCATTCAGCGCCGTCTCCAGATCGGCGACGGCCTGGGCGACGGTGCCGATCCGATCAGCAAGGCCGGCCTTGACCGCCCGCTCGCCGCGATAGATCGCCGCTTCGGTGGCGCGGACGGCATCGGCGCCGAGCCTGCGGTTGGCGGCGACGAGGGCCACCAGTTCGCCGTAGAGGTGGTCGACGTCGGCCTGGATGTCGGCGGTGGCGCGTGGCGACAGCGGCTCGTGCGGATTGCCATCGGTCTTGCGGGCACCGGCGTGGATCAGCGTCCACTTCAACCCGGCCATAGCATCGGCGCCGCTCTCGTCGAGATGCACGGCGACGACGCCGATCGAGCCCACCTCGCCGGTGCGGCTGACGTAGATGCGCTCGGCAGCCGACGCGATCGCGTACGCCGCCGACAGCGCCGCTTCCGAGGCAACCGCGAACATCGGCTTGGCGGAGCGCTGGCGAATGGCCCGGATCCCGTCGACCAGGTCGAACACTCCGCCGACCTCGCCGCCGGGCGAGTCGACCTCGAGAACGATGCCGCGCACCGCCGGATCGTCGGCGGCCGCGCTGACCACGTCGGCAACGCCGCCGTATTCGCTGGCGCCGAGCAGCGTGGTCAGCCAGTCGCCGCGGGCGACCAGCGGCCCCAGCACCGGCAAGACGGCAATGCCGCTTTCGGTGACGGCATAGCCGGGGGAACGGCTCGCCTCCTGCAGCCAGGGCGGCAGATTGGCTTCTGTCGAAAGCGCGGGGGCGCCGGCAAGCAACGCTTCCAGGCGCGCGGGCGCGATCGCCCATGGCCGGCCGGCAAGCCGGCTGGCAGCGAGACTCTTCAAATTCATCGGCGTGTCAGCTGGCTGTGGCTTAGGGGTTTTCGGGAGCGACGTCGCCTTGTTCGTCGATGGCCGCCGAAGCATCAGGGGCAGAGGCCCGGGTGCCAAAGCTCAGCCCCAGCGCCTGCTCGCGCGCCTGATCGGCGGCGATCTCGGCGTCGACCTGCTCGGCGTCATAGCCGCGCTCGGCCAGTGCCTGGGTGCGGCTCTTCAGCCCGAACGATATCTGCTCGATCTCCGCCTTGGCATCTTTGAGCGGATCAACCCAGTCCCACTTCGGCGGCAGCCAGGCGCAGGCCTGGTAGCCGCGCCGGTTCGCCTCGTAGCCGGAGATCGGTAGCCCACCGGCCAGCACGGCCGTGTCCATCCAGCGCGCCCATACCCGCCGGCACAGCTGCCAGACCATCACCGCGTGCTGATAGGCCTCGATCCGCCGCCGGAACTCCAGCAGCGCCAGGCGGGCGTTGGAGTAGTTGGCCTTGATCATGTCGTTAGAGAGGTACGCGTACGGAATGCCAAGCGCCGCCGAGACCTGCAGCAGCGTGCGGTACTGGAACGGCTCGTAGGTGGCGCCGGAGTCCGCCGGATCGGAGGTCTGCACCTGCTCGCCCGGCTCCAGCATGACGATCTGCCCCGGCTGCAGATCCATCGTCCGTTCGCCATCCTCAGCCGTACTCTCGGCGAGATCGAACGGCTCGGCCGGCTGAGGCGTGGTGATGAACAGCGCGTGCATCGCCGCCACCTTCTTGCGGTCGAGCTCGGCGTCGTCGTACTGATCCAAGAGGAACAGCTTGACGATGGCCGGCGCGAACTTCGACACACCACGCAGCTGCCCCGCGTCGACCGGGTCGATGACGTGGATGATCTCGGCGGCCGGAATGCGCACCGTCTCGCCCGCCACCCCCGGGTCGGTGACATCGCCCGGATGGCGGCGCAGGAAATGATAGGCCACCCGCCGGCCGATGCGATCGAACTCGATGCCCTGGCGGATGACGGTGCCGCCTGAAAGCACCTCATTCCGCGTCAGCGGCAGCATCTCCGACGGCAGCATCTGCAGCTGCAGCGGCACCACCAGGCCGTCCTCGGGTCGGCGCGGCCGGAAGCGGAAGAACACCTCGCCGGCAATGAACACCTCGCGGGCGGCACGCCGCTGCAAACCGTAGAAGTCGGTGAACTGATCGGCGTCCGCCTCGTCGGTCCACTCCAGCCACAGCTTCTGCACCGCAGCCTTCAGGGCGGCATCGGCGATCAGCGACGACGGCTTGATCCCGGCACCGACCACGTTGCCGGCCCAGCTCTCAATCGCGTTGGCGGCATAACCGTTGTTGCGGATCAGCCAGCGGGCGCGCGCGGTGATGTCGGCGCCGGCCGCGGCGATCAGCGTATTGAGGTGCGCCCGGCTGGGCTGGAAGCCCTTCAGCCGGCGGTTGGCGAGCCCGGCTTCGAAGCCGCCGATGAAGGCGCCGACGCGGCGCCGCCAGTGCGTCAGCATCCCCGGCATCAGAGACCTTTCGTCGCCGAGGTGAGGACCCGCCGCCGAGGCGTGCTGCTTTCGGCAGCGGCGATGCGTTTTTCCAGATCGGCGAGTGCCGCCGCCATCTCGGCGTCGGTGGCGTAGGTGATGCGCCGGCCGTCGTACTCGACGGTGCGGACACCGCGATAGCGCGCCACCAGCAGCGCGTCGCGTTGCTGGGTCATCTCCTCCAAGGTCATCGATCAGCTCACGTAGCTGGGGCGGAACACGCGCCGGCCACGACGTGGCGCCGGCTGAAGCCTGCCCGCCGTCGGCGGCGCCTCGTCGGCCTCGGCCGCCGCTGCGGTTGTTTCTTCGTCTCGGGCCTCGATCGCCACCTGCGCCTCCAGTTCGCGCCACTTGCGCTCGGGCCAGCGGTCGGCGCCGGCGATCCAGGCGGCGGCGCGGGCATACACCCGGCAGTCCAGCGCCTCGTTGCGTTCGCGCAGCTTCTGCCATTCCAGCCGGGTGAAGCCACGCTTGGTCTTCACCGTCACCAGCTGCTCGGCGACCAGCTGCTTCACCCATTCCGCGTCGACGCCACGCGGCAGGTGGATGTAGCCGGCCGGATGGCGGAGGTTGTCATCCGTTGGCGCTGCCGACCGCAGGAAGCGGTAGGTCTCGCTCTTGAAGGTGGCAACCGCCACCGTCCACAGCCGGGCGCCGCGGCGGATCTTGACGCCGCCCTCGGTGGCATCGACATGCGTCGGCCCGGACACCGGTGCCGAGCGGTTGAAGCCCTCGGCACCCTTCAGCGGCAGCACCTGGGCGAAGCCCTGCCGCCGCGCCCAGGCGTAGACGGCCGGCGCCTCGTAGCCGGTATCGATGCCGAGACGGGCGAGGCCGAGCCGCACACCCGATGCATGCGGCCAAGTCTCGCTTAAGGTGGCCGACAGCTCAGCCCACGTCGCCGCCTCGCCGGGACCGCCGTCAATCACCAGGTGATCGATCAGCCAGCTTTCCAGGCCGCGGCCCCAGGCCCACACCGAGACCTCGATGCGGTCCTTCTGCACGTCGGCGCCGGCGGTGAGAAAGAGGCCACCCGCCGGCACGGTGCCGATGCGCCAATCCTCCCGCCGCTCGTACAGCCGCAGCCAGTCGGGCGCCTCGCCGGTCTCGGCCCAGGTCTCGCCCAGCACGGTGTTGATGAAGCTCCGCTTCGCCTCGTCCGAGGACTGGCACGCCTCCCACTCCCGGGCGATCCGCTCCCACGACAGCCAGCCGACCGGGGAGTACAGGCTCGACAGATGGAAGCCGATGCTCAAGGGATCGACGGGGACAGCCGTCGCCCGCCACTCGCCCTCGGCCAGCATCCGCGTCTTATAGTGCTCGGCGATCGGCCGCTCGCAAGCCTCGCAGACGTAGGCCGCCGTCTCCGGCTCACCCTTCCGCCAGCGCAGCCGTTCGAACATCAGGTGTTGGGGGTGTCCGCAGTGCGGACATGGCACGAAGAACCGCCGCTGGTCCGAGGCCTCGTATTCCCGTTCGATGCGCGACAGCCCCTTGATCGTTGGCGTCGAGGCGAGGAACACCTTGCGCCGCCACGAGAACGTTCGGGTCCGCGCCTCCGCCAAGGCCACCGGATCGCCCTCGTCATCGGCCGATGGCGGATAGGCGTCGACCTCGTCGAGGAACAGGTAGCGCACCGGCATCGAGCGCAGGCCGACGGCGGAGTTCGCCCCGGTCATCACCAGGATGCCGCCGGGGAACTCCTTCGACAGCACGGTATTGCCGCTATCCCGTGAGCGGGCCGGCGCCACCTTTTCGCGCAAGCTCGGGCTTTCCTCGATCAGCGGGTCGATCCGCTGCTGCGAGAAGCGCTTCGCCAGCTCCACCGACGGCTGCACCGCCAGCATCGGCCCGGGAGCGTGGTGGATGACGTAGCCGATCCAGTTGCACCCGCTCTCGCTCGCTCCCAGCTGACTTCCTTTCATGAACACCACCCGCTGGTAGGCAAGGCGCGGACTGAGCGCGTCCATCAGCTCCTGCAGGTATGGCGTTCGCGACGTGCGCCACGGCCCGGCTTCGTTGGCGCCGCGCGGGCTCAACACCCGATGCCGATCGGCCCACGCCGAGACGGTGAGCGCCGGATCCGGGGTGAGGCCGGCCGTCCAGGCCCGCAGCAGGTCCTCGGCGCCGTCGAAGGCCAGCGCGACTTGTGGCCCGCCGTCCACAAGTTCGGCCGCTCCGTCAGCGAAACTCGGTGCGCAGGTCCGCGAGCTCTCCCAGGTGCTGCCGGACATGGCTCTCCAGAACCGTCTGCATGGCATGCGCCCCGATGCCGAGATCGGCCGCCATCATCGCCGCGACGCGCGCCGGCCAGCCGGCCCAGGCGTCGCGCTCCTGCCGCGCCAGGCGAAACACCATTGCTGTGGCGCGCGCTCGGTCGACCAGCTCGCCCTTCAGCTTCTGCAGGCGCATCTTGCGTTCCTGCGCCTTCAGCACCTCGTTCGCCGTGCGCGCCTGCAGATACGTCATGCCGCCGGCCGCCTGCGGCGCCGGCAGACCCTGTTCGCGCAGCGTCTCGGCGACCGCGCCGACGGCGGCCTCCGGCACCGGACGCAATCCGGGTGAATGGTGGCCGCGCTGCATCGATGGATCGGTTGCGTGGCCCCGGCGCGCATCGGATGCGGCGGCATCGATCGAGCCGTCGGCGTGCAGAACCAGCCGGCCCGAGGCGCGCGCCTTCTGCACCGCGCCGCGCGAGACGCCGGCATGCGCTGCGTACTCGCGCTCACTCAGGCCAAGGCGGCGCGAGGTCATCCGATGATCCCGTCAGGTCTGAAAAAGCAATGTAATGACAGTCGATTACAGTTGATGTCGGCATGGGGCTAAGCCCTTATGCGGCCATGGAAATCGGAATGAACACCGAACATCGAAGATGAGCACAAAACGCCGCGGCGTCCCGGCTCCGACCGCCACTGGCCGTCGGGGCTCGCGGTGGTAGAAGGCGCCGCCATCCCGTGGCGCCGGATGAGAGGACGCCACCAATGACGACTGAGTACCCCTACAGCCTCGCCCAGCTGGCGCAGATCCTGAGCGCCCTGGAGAACGAACGCCGCAATCCCAACACCAAGCGCAACGCGATCAAGGCGATCGAGCGCGCCGCGGCGCAACTCGGACTCACCGCCGCCGATGTCTTCGACGCCGCCGACGGCCTCTTGAGCGGCCGGATGGACGCCGCCGAATTCCGCGCCGCGCTGCGCGACGAGCCCTCGGACTTGATCCGAGGGTCTGGGCCGGCGACGTTCGTCACAGAAGCGTCGGCGGAACCGGCCAACGATGAGCCGGCGGAAGCCTACCTCATGCCCAATGCCGGGCCGCTCGCGGTCACGCCGCGGCGCCGCGCCGGCACTCGGCCGG